ATGAAAGAAGAATTTACTAAATTTAATTTAGAAGACTATTTAACAACTGATGAGTTAAGAAAAGAGTATTTAAATCAAGTCTTGGCCGATGGCGATATTGAAGAATTTAAAAGAGCATTATTTTATATAGCAAAATTAAAAGGCATTGAAAACGTTGCAAAGAAGGCAAATTTAAATAGAGAAAGCTTTTATAAGATGTTTAAAGAGAATTCAAAGCCTAGATTTGAAAGTATATTTAAGGTTGTGAATGCTCTTGATATTAAGCTTGTTTATGCTTAGTCTATTTCATTATTATTTCTAGTTTCTTTTTTTGGTCTTTTTGTTCATCAATTTGTATTTTCAAAAAATTTATTTCCATTACTTCTGGGCTGTTTTTGTAGCGTTCTTTGTATTGCAGATATATTTTTTGTATTTCTGCTTCAATTATGCTTTTTACTGCTTCTTTTTCGTTTAGTGATATTTCAAATTTTTCGCTTGTGTCTAATCCCTTTTTATTTAATTCTGCTTTAACTTCTTTTACCTTATTGTTAATTTCTTTCATAAATTTTTCGCTTAGTGTTTCTTTGCATCTTATTTCATAAATAATTTTCTCTTGTTCGGTTTTTGATTTGTCTTTATTTTCTTTGCAGTATTTTTGTTCTTGTACCGGTCTTATATTTATTGCATTTAAATTTATTATAGCGATGATAAGAATTAGTAATTTTTTCATTTGTCAATTTCCTTTTTTAAAATTCTTGTTTTTATGTCTGATATGTAGTATTGGATTTCTTGTTGTGATAGTTTTTCTAATAGATCTATTAATTCTTTATATGTATCATTTACATATATACTTTCTTTGTTTTCCTTTAAATTTAGTCCGTCTTCTATTACTTCAAATAGTTCTTTTCTATTTTTTCGCCAGTTGTATATTGTTTTTTCGGCTATTTTTAGCTTTTTTGCGATTTCTGCATTTGTCATTTTTTTACCTGTAAAATTTACATATTTAAGCTTTGTTTAATTTTATATTATGTAATATTTACGTGTTGAAAGTATGTAAATGTTACATATGTTTCGATTTTATCGAAATAATGTAAATTTTGCCCTGAATATGGCATTAAACTATTTTAGCCCCGTTTGGACGAAACACCTTTTCGGGGCTATGTTAAATGGTGTTTCAAATAAATAAAAAAAAGGTGTTAAACATGCAAATCGTTAAATCTGACTATGATTTAAAATACGTTCTTAAAGGCGGTCTTGTAAGAAGTTCAGCTTCTGGCAAGTTTGAAGGTAATGACTACTCTTCTTCTGTTCGCATATCTTCATCAAATATCTATGACGTCGAAAACGAAAAAACTGGCTTTACCGATGAAGTAGAGCAAAAGGTTGTTTTTAAAATAATTTGCCCTGATAACAACACGGCTGGACTTGTAGCCAGTGCCATAAAAGAAAAATTTAGAAAAGGTGAAGAGATACCGGTTGAAGGTGGTTTCCCAAATGATCAAAGAATAATAACAATAGCAAATCCAGTTGAATACTTCCTATTTGACACAAAGCCAGCTAAAAAGTCTGAAAACAAGTAAATAAAGGGGTTTAGCCCCTTTAACTATTTATATAAGCGTGTTTCCTTATATAAGTAGTTAAGGCTACTAAATTTCTTAAAAAAAGGATTTCAGATGAAATTTCTTGCTTCTGCTAAATCTAAGGTTTTAGCTGGTGTTGCGGCAATGGGTGTTCTTTCTAGTAATGCTCTAGCTGCTGGTATACAAATGGCTTCTGACGGCACTGTAACTGGTGATATTAACCCTGCACCATTTACATCAATGGCTATTGCTGTTGTAACGTTTGTTGCTCTTGTATATGCTATCAAAGCTGGTATAAGACTTCTTGGAAGATAATCAAATTTCTTCCTTGAAAATGTTGCCCCTTAATTGGGGCTAATTTTTAAAAAGGTTAAAAATGTATTTTGATTTTATAGACGTTACGAAATTTGGTATATTTTTAAACTCTTTCTTTGGTGCTGTTATAGTTTTCTTTGCGGTAGTTTTTTCCATATCTTCAGCCTTTAGCCTTTTTAAAAATTAGCCCTTAAATTTATAGCTTAAAGCAGAGTGCGAAGCAAAGCTTTAAGCCGACAAACGAAGTGCGTCAGTAATGTATAGGATATAAATATTATGGATAAAGTTTATCTAAATTTAACAATTGAGCAATATAACTTCTTGATGTCCTTAACTGGGGCGTTGTGTGGTTTCTTGCTTTGTATGTTTATTTTTATAGTCCTATCCAAAATTTAAAAAAGGTGTTTAAATGTTTAGTGTGATTGGCATCCCAGCTTTTGATTACTTCTTTTCAATATTTGTTTGGTTTATGATCTTAACTCTGCCGATTTGCGCTGGTTTAGTCTTATTTACAAAAAAGGTTTTTTAAGGATTTCTTATGAAATTTCTTATAAAACTTTTTTGCCTGCTTAGCTTAGTAAGCTCTTTTTCTTTTTCTGATTCTGATGTTGTATTCTTTTTTTCAATTAAAGATGCAGATAATTATCTAAAAAAAAGTAATGTTAAATTTTTAGCTAATAATAAGTATGTTATGTTTGATCGTCCTGATGATCCTGGTCATGTATATGTTGATCGAGTATATAGCTATGACACTTATTTTTATGCTGGTTCTTTGCGTGGTTATTTTTGGAATAATCAAAGTGGTGATGTTTATTATATTAGTAATGATGTAAAAACTAACTATTTTCTTGATAAGGGTCATTGGGGTACTTTTACTTATGCGTATGAATACTCTGGCACTTATAATAGCAATGCAGTTTTTTTAACTTATGTTTCAATTTATGAATTTCATAAAACTAATGTCGCTGTTTGTAATGTTGGTGAAGAATTTAATACCGAAACTATGCAATGTGTTTCTGGTTGTCCAGCTGGTCAGCTTTGGAATGTTAATACAAATTCTTGTGTCGTTGATTGTTCTGATGAAGATAATCATAAATTCTTTACTAGTGATTATAAATGCATTGATTGTTCTAGTGCTTTGACTAAAAGTGAAATAGCTAAATGCTATTGCACTGGCTTGGGTTCTTCATTTGATCGTTCATCGTTTGTTTTTTCTTCTAATTCTGAAAATCCTAATTTAATTACTACTTTTTGCGATAATGAAACTGAAATCTCTTTTAAATTTGATAAAGACAAGATGAAAGATAAAGATAACAATTCTACAAATTCAAGTGATAAAGATAAAGAAAATCCTAATCCTGACAAAAAGGACAATAATGAAAGCTCAAACAACTCTAGCGGAGAGAGTGGCAACTCTTCAAATAATAATAGTGGTGGCTCTGCTGGCAATGGTTCTAGCGGTGGCGGTGGGACTGGTGTAGAAACTAAGCCAAATCCTAATAATGGTAATGGTAAAGAAGACGGCAAGAGTGACGGCAAACAAGATGGCAAAGGTGAAGAAGGTAAGGGCGATGACAACATTAGACCTGCTAATTTAGATTATGAAGGTTTAAAAGCTAGTGTTGAAACTTTTGAAGGTCAGTTTAAAACTGCCGTTGATGATAGTTTTAGTTTTGTAAATGATGTAAAAGCTAGTTTAACGGATACTATTCAGAAAATCAAAGACGGAAATTTAATGTCTTTGAAAAAAGGTGCTGTTCCGACAACTTGCCCTTTATCTTTTGATGTAAATTTTGTTTTTTCTAATAAACAAATAACTTTTGACCTTTGTAAGGTGTTTTCATCTTTTTCTTCATCTCTTTATATTTTATTTTACTTGGGTTTCTTTATCTTGTTTTTGGTTGTAGTTATTAAATTATTTATTTTAACGTTTATGGGGTGGTAGTTATGCCAGCTATTATTGCAATGATTGTTAATTTCTTTGGTTTCTTTAAATGGGGAAAAATTGTTGATTACGCTCTTCGTGCGATCACATTTTCAAAAATGGTTATTATTAATGCTATTTTGGTTGGCTTGGTTGTTTCTTATGCAACGGCTGTTCTTTATATTATCAATTTTATATATTCTAAATTTAATTACGTTGTCGATTACGTCAATAATCTTTCAGTAGGCAATGAGAAGATTGTTGTAACTGCCATTGCTGTTATAAAATCTCTTGGTGCTTGGAATGCTTTTTGTGATGTAATGGCTATCTTTTCACCTATCTTTTTAAGCTTCTTTCTTATCTATGCTACAAAGATTGGCATTGTTGTCTTTAAATTTGTTCGAGAAACAATTTTATCTTTTATTGTTGCGAAGTCTTAAAAATGATTACGTATTTGATTGGTAACCCTGGAAGCGGTAAAACTTATTACGCTGTATATATGATTTATCAGACTTTTTTATTTGAGCCAAAGAAGACATTTTTAACTAAATTTGTTAAGCCTAAAGAAAAGCCTAATTATTTATTTTGTTATACGAATATTAATGAGTTTAAATTTGAGCTATGCGATAAATTTAAAAAGTTTGATTTTGATGAATTTTATTTAGGCTTAAGAAATTTATACGCTCTTTACAAGACTGGTGCTACCGATAACGAAGTAAATGAGAAAGCTAAAGAGTTAAATTTATATGGTTGTGTATTCGTCCTTGACGAGTGTCACAATTTTTTTAAAGATAAAAAAGATGAAATTTTAGTTTGGTGGCTTACATATCATAGGCATTTATATCAAGATATCTATTTAATTACGCAGGATTTAACGCTTGTAAATAATGAATATAAACGCATTGCAGAGAAATTTTATAGGGCTGTTGATAGCTCACGTAGATTATTTTCAAAAAAATTTCGTTATGAAGTATATGCTAGCTTTAGACTTTATAAAAAAGATAGATTAGAAATTATCAATATTCCATTTCTTCAAGAAGTTTTTGATTTATATCACTCAGGGCAAAGCTCAAATAAAAAATCATTTGTTCGCTTTTACTTTTTCTTAGCTTTTTTTGTCTTTATTTTTCTCTTGCTTTTCTTTTATTTTGTCGTAATGTCTTTATTTGAAACCGATAAACCTAAAAACGAGAATTTACTCTTTGATGATAAAAAGCCTAAAAATAATAATATTGATATTCCTGAAATTTACATTTATGATATTACTTGCCTTAACAATAATTGCCATTTTAGCGATGATTATCATTTATTCCCATTGTCATTGATTTCTTACATTTCTTCAACGCATACCCCATTATATTTTTATTTCGAGCCAAAATCTCACGAGCTTGTTAAATACTATTACGTATTTGACAAGCCAGTTTTTCAAAATTTACAAAAAAATAACAAAGGTGTTTCCGATGAAAAGTTTAATCAAATTTCTAATTCTTCCTTGTCTGCTATTAAATAGCCTTTATTCTGCTGAAATTTACACTGATCTTTTAGATTTCGCACGTCTTACAAGCAAGGCCAACAATATAGCTATCGTAACCGATGAAAGCATACATCAAGGTGAATACTACTTCATTTTTGAAGATGAAGTAAAGATCACGATTGCGATGTTTAGAAAAATGCTTGAAGCAAAGAATTTATACTTATATAAAAAAGATAATTTCTACTATGTAAGCTCTCAAAAATTGCCTGATTATGATTTAAGGCGTATTGATCTTAAAAATTATGTTGTAGATGACGTTAATAAAATTCTTGGCCAGTTCGATTTAAACGCTACTTATGCGGTTGCTTCAAACTCTGTTTTCTTTAGAGCTGATGATTATATTTTTGACCAGGTTAAAGACGCTATTGCTAAGATAGATAAAAGCTTGGAGCAAGTAACATTTAAGCTTACTATTACCGAAACAAATTTAAAAGATATAAAAGATTTAGGCACAAATTTGCAGGGCTTGCTTAAGCCACTCAATCACGGCGATTTAGCCTATTACATAAATTTAATTACTTCCCCTTATATTACTAATTCAAACGTCATTAAAAACGATGATAGTGCATTTTTTGGTATATTAAATTTTCTTGATACAAACGGCATTACAAAAATTATATCTTCGCCAGTCTTGACGGCAAAAAATCATACAGAAGTTTATTTTAGTTCCGTTCAAAATATCCCTTATCTTGTTTCAAAAACTGATATATCAAACGTTAATTACCAAAAGACCGATAGTTACGAATATAAAGATATTGGTTTAAAGATAAATTTAAAACCTATTATTTTATCCGATCATATTGATTTTGACTTACATTTAATCCTCGAGGATATCCTTTCTCAAAGTTCATCTTTAACGCCCATTGTTTCAAAGAAAGAGCTTAAAAGTTCGTATTCTTTAAAGCGTGGTGACGTCTTGGTTCTTAGTGGCATCAACAAAAAAACTACTGCTAAGCAACGTAATGGCGTGCCAGTTTTAAAAGATATTTGGCTTCTTAAGTATCTTTTTTCAGTAGAGCAAGACAGCGAGATAAACTCTGTTTTAACTCTCACAATTCAAATAATTTAATGTTTTAAGGGGTGTAGGGGATATCCCCTACAAAAGGCGAGTAGTAAGCTTTTTAGTTCGTCCAGCCTTTTCGAGCCGTGCAACAAACGAGCCAGCTGGGTCATAAAAGCCCCCCTTCGCCTAAGTGTGTTTTGGCGTAGCCAAAAAAGGCTGCCTTTGGGCGGACGAAGTCCGCCACAAAGCAGCCCTTGTCAAATTAATAAAAAACTTTCACTTTTAAGGAAAGCGACTATGCGAGCAGGGAATTTATATGGTGTTTCTCCCTATGATGTTGAGCTTTGTCAATCAAAGCTTGATAGTCAAAGGGAATATATGCGCTCTTTTTCTTTTGTTAATAGTTTAGGGCAGGTTAGAAATTTGCTTGATATTTCAATGTCAGCAAACTTTAGCCCGAAATATTACGCTGAAGTTTCAAACCGCGTTAATGTATTTAGTTCATTTGCGATCGATAATTTTCAAGTGCCAGTATTCTTAACCATTACTCTTAACGGCTGTTTTAGGGGTGCTTTAAATGGCGATTACTCTAAATTCAAGTCCATTGATTATAAGTATTTGCCTGATGAAGTTAAATATAAGGCTAAAAATTTAGCCCCTTTAACTATCTCTGATTTGGTGGCCGTATTGAATTACCAATGGGTTTTGTTTCTTAAGCGTTATCATAAAGCATTTAAAAAAATAGATCGAAGTTATATAAGATGTTTTGAGCCACACAAAAAGGACGGCGTCCCACATATCCACGCTTTATTTTACGTTCCAGCTTACACGTTAGATTTTATGAAAAGAATTTATACAAATATCTTTTACGCCCCACAAAACCTAAAAACAAATGCCATTACAAGCGAGCAAGAAAAAAACGGCGAGCTTAACGGCTTTCAAACTAGCATAAATAATCCTAGTGGCTATGTAATGAAATATATTCAAAAAACTTTCATAAATTTAAAAGAAACGCAGGATTTCGATGAGCTTTCGGCGTGGTATGTTAAGCATAAGGTTAGACGTTTTTTAAGCTCACGCACTAAAGTGCCTTTGTGGGTATATAGAAAGATAAATTTTATTAGCTCAATGCAAGACTTTTATCACTTAAATGACTTAACAAATGATCATAGGGCATTAATAGAGTGGAATAAAAAAGATGATTACATATACATAAATTTGCCTTTCAATAAAGAAGAGATCATTTATTTAAATGGTAGGTTGGAGCATTATATTGGTGGCAGGCTTATGAATTTTTACGATAGGCTTAAGATAAATAATAAAGTCGATGAAGATGTAAGCGATGAAATAAAGAATTTTGGTAGCACTTTAAAACAAAGGCAAATTTTAAAAATTTGCGATGAATTGTTTAAGACTGAAAAAAGAGTTAAGCCAGTAAGTAAAATGCGAGATTACGAGCTAGTTAATTATTATCAAAGTTTGGGTGGTGATGTAAATGTTCAACACTTGGCTTACGTTGAAAATTTAATGCTAGATCGTAATTTAGATAACTTTACACACTATCACGAAAGGCATGATCTTAATGCCCCTGAC